GTTGAGAAGTTAGGTAAACCTGACATATCAGGGATGAAACAGATAATGGCTTGTTGCATGATGTTTGACTTCGATCACCCAAAGACCTTACCTTTGGTCGAAGACTGGATTGAAGGGAGTTTGAATAATTCGTTCCATCCATCAACGGAAGGAAGCCGAAGGGATGGGTATAAGTGCAATAAGCATGATCAGGCATATTTATCGGCTTTGATGTATAAGTATGCCATTGAGATTCAACCTTACGGTGATTTAGCTTACCCTCACCATACACCGGTAAAACCTTTCTTTTTAAATTGGGGAGTAGCAGATTGAATATTACTTTTAACACATATGGGAATGATAAGCAGAAAGAGGTTTGTCGGCTTTGGTTAGATAAACAGACTACAGACATTGTATACGGGGGAAGTAAGGGGTCAGGTAAAAGCTATCTTGGGTGTAGTATTATATTTGGTGATGCTTTTATCTATCCCGGCACTTCTTATTTTATTGCTCGTAAGTCCTTAACGAATATTAGGAAGTTTACCATTCCATCAATACATGAGGTATTTGAGAATTGGGGTATTAAACCTGAACAATGGAAGTACAACGGTCAGGATAACTACTACGAACTAAATAACGGTTCACGGGTGTACTTGTTAGATGCTAAGTACCTACCGTCAGATCCTGAGTATTATCGTTTCGGTTCAATGCAAATGACCAGGGGATGGATTGAGGAAGCTGGGGAATTCGAGGAAGCAGCAAAAAATAACTTAGCAGCTTCAATCGGACGTTGGAAGAATGACACCTATAACTTAACACCGAAACTATTACAGACCTGCAACCCTTCAAAGAATTACCTTTACCGTGAATATTACCTACCTCAAAAGAATGGCACTATTGATATTTGGAAGAGGTTTATCCAAGCGTTACCAACGGACAATAAAAGGTTGCCGGATGGTTATTTGGAAAACCTTGAAAGGTCGTTAAGTCCGAATGAGAAGGAAAGGTTGTTAAATGGTAATTGGGAGATTGATACGGATGCTTCGGCTCTGATTGACTACAACAAGATACTTGACTGTTTTGGCAACAATCATGTACCGGAAGGGAGAAAATGTATCACTGCGGATATGGCCCGGTTGGGAGGCGATAAGATAGTTATCGTTGAGTGGGATGGATTCAGGGGTCATGTTCGCTTTTATCAGAAACAAGATTTAGCGACTACGGCTTCGATACTGGAGGCAGGGCGATCACGGTTGGGGATTGGTAAAAGTGATGTTTTAGTTGATGAGGATGGGTTAGGGGGTGGTGTCGTTGATTTCTACGGATGTAAGGGGTTTGTAAACAATTCAAGACCTTTACCTTCACCTTCAAACCCGATAAGGGATGTAAGAGGGGCAATTCAGCCTGAGAACTTCGATAACCTGAAAAGCCAGTGTTACTACAAGTTAGCTGACAGGGTTAATTCCAATGGTATTTACTTGACCTATGACGATGACAGGGTTAAAGGTTGGATTGTACAAGAACTTGAACAAGTAAAACAAAAGAAGTTGGATAGTGATATGAAGAAAGGTGTTATACCTAAAGATCAGGTCAAAGAGTTGATAGGTCGATCGCCTGACTTTGCCGATGCGTTAATGATGCGTGAGGCTTTTGAATTGCTGCCTAAGTTCGTGTTCAAGCCACGAGAAGAATGGTAAAATTATTATAAGTATCTTTGTAGATAAAGAGTGTGCGAATGAAAGTGTTGGGATTTGAGATAAAGAAAACGGTAAAGTTACCTTTACCCAAAGTATCAAGTAACCCAGTGGGTGTTGCTAATACTCTACCAAGTGTCAATGACGGTAAATTAATCAATGATCCAGGAACGGTAACATGGCAAGCCGGTAACCTTGAAAGTCAGGTTAAAGATGGTTATTCAGGTAACGATATCGTTTATTCGATTATCCGATTGATCACTGATAAGGTAAAGATGGCCCCGTGGGCTGAGTACGAGATCAAGGACGAACAAATAGCACGGAAGTACTTCGCTATTACTCAATCCAAACAGAAAGTAACTGCAAAAGAACTGACAGAACTACGGCATAAGGCGTTCGTTATTGCCAAGACTAAGACCAAACTTTCCGATTTATTAGACAGACCTAACCAAGATGATGCTTGGGGTGATATTGTAGAGGCTTATGCTTCGTTTAAATTAATCACAGGTAATACATACGTTTTCGGTAAGACAATTAGTTCAGGCAAGAATATGGGTATGCCGAATGAGTTATACGTTTTACCAAGTCAGTACATGAGTATTTATGCTGACTTAAATGTGTTCCCGATTGTTCCTAAGTCTTATATGCTCTACCTTCAATTCATAGAGCAGTTCACCAAACAAGAGATACTACATGATAAGTACTTCAACCCCAACTGGAATATTGTGGGTCAGCAATTATACGGGCTTTCCCCTTTACAGGCAGCCGCAAGGGTATTAACGAGGTCAAATGAAGGTAAGAAAGCGGCCGTTGCCAACTATCAGAACGGAGGGCCAAAAGGTATTTTATTTACTGCAGATGATAGGTTTGATCCTAACCTTTCAGTCCAAGAAGCGATTGATCTAAAGAAGAGTTTAGCTAGAAATCAGGGTTCAAGTAATGTCAATCAGGTAGAAACTTCGGGTTATAAAGTAGGGTATGTTCCATTGGGTTTAAGCCCGGTGGATTTGGACTTACTGAACGCTGAGAACATGGATTTAAGGGCATTGTGTAATATTTACGGAGTTCCTTCGCAGCTTTTAAACGATCCGGATAATAAAACCTATTCAAATACAGAGCAAGGAGAAGAAGCTTTAACGGTTCGTTGTGCTTTACCTATGCTTTCTTCAATCCGTGATCAATTCAACCGTAAATTCCAAAGGGATTGGGGCTTTAAAGGTTCAAATAGGTTTATTGACTACGATCCGAGCGTGTACCAAGAACTTCAGGAAGATAAAGCGCAGCAAGTGGCATGGCTGAAAGATGCTCCACTTAAATTAGGTCGTAAACTTGAAATATTAGGTGAGAGTCCTGATGGTTACTCAAAAGAGCAGTTAGATTCGATCATTATAGGTTCAGGTTATACCACAATGGACGAGATTATCACACCGCCACAAGTAACACCACCAACCGGATTGAACGATTATGGCAATCAATAAGTATCAAAAACGTTTTTTAGCACTCATTAAAAAGGTGCAGGAACTTTATTATCCAGCTATTGTACAGGCTATCGATAAACAGATAGATGGCTACATGAAGACAGGTAAAGTTCCAAAACAACCTATTGCCAAAATCCTTCGAGAATTGTATAAGGCTTCAGGTAGTGCAAATGGTAAAGAAGTACATAAGCAGCTTAAAAGACAGATGCCAAAGGCTGCAGATGACTTCATAGAGCGTTTAATGCTCATGATTGAGGAATACTACCGTATAAACCTACTCAATAAAGCCGTTTTATTCATTTCAGATACGACAAAGAAACAAATCGAAATGTTCCTTCAGGAAGCAGACAAGCAAGGTTGGGGAGTAGAGAAAACCGCACGGGAGATCCGTAAAACTTCACCGATAACAAAACAAAGGGCTGAATTAATCGTAAGAACAGAAAGCCTAAAATCTGCCAATGCCGGAGCAATGTTAGCGGCTGCAGATATGGGTATCGCCTTAGATAAGGTTTGGATATCAGCACTCGATAACAGGACACGAAGAATACCACGTGATAAATACGACCACTTATTCATGCACGGTGTTAAAGTACCTTTCGAACAAAAGTTTGTCGTTCCATCCACTGAAAGGATTGAGATGTTAGAGTACCCAGGCGATCCTACTGCGAGTGCAGGTAACGTCTGCAACTGCCGTTGTACAATCGGGTTCGAGCCTAAGAAAGATAACACAGGACAAGTAATTAGTGGCGGTCAATATCAGCGTACTGAGTTTCATGATATATCGGATTCGGTTCGCAGGGGTGATGTCAATCAAACAGTGATTAATCAGTTAGTCGCTGCCTTAGATGACTAAAAATAAATATTCGTATCTTTGAGTACAAAGTGAGGAGTGAACATGAGGAAGTATGAAGTCAAAGCCATGTCAGGCGAAGTAGCCGATGTGGACTCTACTGGAAGGAAAGTAAAAGCCGTATGGGCAAGGTGTGGGAATGTCGATAGGGATTCCGATATCATTGTCGCCGGTGCTTTCTCTAAAACTATTTCCGAATGTGGCCCTAAGGGTTCGAATGAAATTTGGGCTTTGGCCAACCACTTCGCAGACTTCAAAGCCGCATTAGGCAAACCTTCAGAAATTTATGAGGAGGGTGATGCACTTATCACTGTAACCGATATTGTCGATACAGAGGTAGGTGAAGATATCCTTAAGTTATATCAAGCAGGTTGTATCAATCAGCACTCCATTGGATTTTCTACTATTAAAAGCGATTGGGCTGACCAAGATCAGAAGGTTAGACTGATTAAAGAGGTGAAACTTTATGAAGGTGGCCCGGTACTTTGGGGAGCAAATCCGCAAACCCCAACAGTAGAGATAAGTAAGTCATTCGAGTTAATCGAAAAGAACAAAAAAGACCTAAACAGTGAACTTGAAT